ATTGATGCGGAGGGCAGCGCATGAGCAACGCACCGACCATTAAATCGGGAAATGCCGACTTATTACACGCCGAAGCCACACCGCACGGCGTCAATATCATGACCCGCAATGATGCCGGGGGATATGAGCAGGTTGCTCTTATCAGCTACGAGAGCGCCGTGAACGGCCTTGACGCCGGAGAGTACGACGATAAGCCAGATATCGGATACGCCATTCATTTTGCCGTTGCTGATGGCGGGGCGCGTGGCTGGTTCGACTTCACCGCGCAGCATAACGTCACTATGTGGCGCTGGCTGATTGCTGCGACGTTCATTTCTGAGATGAAGCGCGAAAACGGCACAACCACGGTAACTGAGTCTGACGGCACTTCATCGCAGGTGGCGATTTACTCCAATGGCACGGCGGGGATTGTGGTTTACCCGTTCGCGGAACGTCTGGCGATGGCTAACAACATGGAGGGCGCAATGGTTGAGCGCTACGGCATTGAGCAGGGAACAGCGAACGCCATTGTTTTTTATCAGGCCATGATCGACACGGAGCGCGGCGAGTTGACCCCGTTCGGGCGTGAAACGCTTGCTGAACTTCACAACAGCTTTATAGCTGAACTGGATGAAAACGGCTGGCCTGAAATGCCGCTGGCGCACTGAGGGGGCGACATGATTACTAAAAATTTCCGACTTAATGCGCTGGCGAATAAGTATGCGTCGGCACTGTATAACCACATTACGGCTATCAATGGTGGCAATTACTTCATGGTTGACGCGGCAGGCCAGCAAATCCGTGTGGAAATCGTCAATGGAGTAAAAGGCGTTCGCAGCCTGATCGATAGCTACACACTGGCAGCCATGAAAGTGTCCTACCCGCAGTGGGAAACCGTGGGGATAGAGCTTCTTGATCGTTGCGTCACTAATGACGGATTGACTGACGTCGGGCGTGAGATATGGCAAAGCATGGTTAAAGACATGGGCGCGACCGTGGCAGGGGGCAACCATGCGTAATATCGACATTATCCGCGAAGTGACCAGTGCCGCCGCCGGGCGCTGGCCTTATGTGCTGGCTGGATTGTCTATCGACGTGCCTGATTCATCGCGCCGCCATTCTCCATGCCCTGCATGTGGTGGGAAAGACCGTTTCAGATTCGACGACAACGGGCGCGGTAGCTTTATCTGCAATCAGTGTGGCGCTGGTGACGGTTTAGACCTGATTAAGAAGGTGAACAACTGCGACACCACAGAAGCGGCGAGGCTTGCCGCTGATGTGCTGGGTATTGATTACCGGGCAGCGCAAACCGACCCGGTGGCAGCGAGCCATAGAAGAGAGCAACTGGAAGCTGACCGCCAGCAGCGTGAGCAGGAGCGCCAGAAACAGGCAGCAGAGGATGCAGAGCAGCGAAGGGCTACGTTTGCCCGTCTGTATGCCGGAATGCGCCAGAGTGCCACACAGGGCGAATCTGATTACCTGCAATCAAAAGGGCTGACCGGGTTTAAATATCCGGTAATGCCGGATGGTTCGTTATTGCTGGAGCTGGTGGACGAATCCGGCGCAGTGGCAGCAGCGCAAACCATTACACCGCAGGGAGAGAAGCGACTCCTGACAGGTTCAGCAAAGCGCGGGGCATATCACGCCGTTAACGCACCGGAACAGCCGCAGGCGGTGATTATTGCCGAGGGGCTGGCAACCACTTTATCAGTCCACCTGATGCGCCCTGACGCGCTGACAGTGTGCGCCATTGATGCGGGCAACCTGCTACCCGTTGCCGAAGTGATGCGCCGGAAACACCCGCAGTCGCAAATTATCATTGCCGCAGATAACGACCACCAACAGGACGAACAGGCGAACACGGGCAAAGATGCCGCAGAGAAAGCCGCCTTATCCGTGGCTGGCTGGGTGGCGCTGCCGCCGACAGACTACAAAGCCGACTGGGACGACTACCGCCAGCAAAACGGGCTGGAAGTCGCTACGGCTGCGTTTAACGATTCGATGTACCAGATTCAGGGGGAAACCGTGAAACCACAACTACAGGCCATTGCGGGCGGTAAATCCCGCCGTAAAGCCGAAGTCGGAGATATTGCACAAATGGCAGCCAGCCAGAAAGCGCGGTTGCTTTCATCTCGATGGGATATGTTGGCGGTTAACCCTGATAGTGGCACTGTTTACTGCTACGAATCTGGCGTATGGGAGAAGCTACCAGACAGTGAATTAGAAAGGGTTATGGTGGCAATTTTCGACGAGCACGAAGCCCACTACACCGAAAAGGGGATTAAATCGGTTGTCGCAACCATGAAGCTGCAAATACCGGTAATTGGTGAGCGGAGCGGGGATTTGATTGGTTTTGATAACGGCGTTTATGACCTCGCTACGCAGACGTTTTCCGCCCATTCGCCGGGTAACTGGCTGATGAACCACAATGGGATCACCTACACCCCGCCAGCGCCGGGGGAAAATATTACCACCAGCGCCCCCAATTTTACCAGTTGGCTGAATCATGCAACGGCTGGCGACCATCATAAGGCCGAGCGTATCAAAGCAGCCTTGTTTATGGTGCTGGCGAAGCGTCACGACTGGCAGCTATTCATTGAGATAACTGGCGAGGGCGGCAGTGGAAAATCCGTATTCAGCAGCATAGCAACCACGCTGGCAGGTGAACACAACACCGCCAGCGGTAGCATGATGACGCTGGACACCGCACGGGGACGGGCGCAGTTCGTAGGAAAAAGCCTGATTATTATGCCTGACCAGACCCGCTATGTTGGAGAGGGTGCGGGGATTAAAGCCATTACGGGCGGCGATCCGGTAGAGATTGATGGGAAATATGAAAAGCAGTTCACAACCGTGATAAATGCCGTTGTTATGGCAACCAATAACGAGCCGATGACATTCACGGAGCGAAACGGGGGCATTGCCCGCCGCCGCGTGATATTCCCGTTTAATAACCCGGTATCAGACGCAGACAAAGACCCGGATTTAACAGCAAAAATCAGGCGAGAAATCCCGGTGATTATCCGCCACCTGCTAACCACCTTTGCCGACCAGAACAAAGCAAAAGCACTATTACTAGAGCAGCGCGATTCGCAGGAGGCGCTAGAGGTTAAACGCGGCACGGATCCGGTTGTCGATATGTGTGCGGCGCTTTTTTTCATGAACGAACCCAAAGGCATGATGATGGGCGGAGGTACATGGGCAGGCCAGCCAGAGCCGAGGACGTATCTTTATCATCTTTATCTGGCGTTTATGGAGTATCACGGTTTGGGTAAACCGCTTTCCGTCAATAAGTTTTCACGCGCCATAAAATCAGCAGCAAAAGAGTACCGAGCCAGCTACCTGACGAGAAGCATTAACGGCAGAGCGCAAACCAACGTTGGCTATAACGAGAAGGCTGAGGAGTTCATGCCCCGTGCTTACGGTGTGGAGAGCGGGCAGAGTGATGATTGAAACTTTTACGGCGGCACTTATCCCTACTGCCCTACTAAAAACGAGACGAGGCCAGACGTAGCAAGGCTTTAAACTAGGTAGGGATATATATTTTTATCCCTACTTATCCCTACATATCCCTACCAAATAAAACAGGCAGCAAAATGCCGTTGAAGTGATTTAGTAGGGATAAGTAGGGTTATGTAGGGCAACAAAATTGAATGCCTACCAGTCTGAAAGCCTTGCCATTCGTGGCCTGAGCCAGTTAGTAGGGATTGGTAGGGATATTACACCCCCAAAAAGATTCTATGGGGGGGTAGCTTATAACGAAGGTGGGCAATGAATACAGAAACCAGCCAGAAAATGACCTATCAGGAGCGTGAAGCATTGAAGGGGTTTACTGACAAACGCGCATTACAGGGCGACACCCAAAGCCTGCAAATGACCTTGAGGATGATCGCCCACTGGATGAGGCAGCCAGCAGAAATTGGATTTACAGAATATGCAACACACTGGACGGCAGCACAGGCCGGACGTGATGACGGGAATCACTCGACCGCAGCAATGGCGGAGCAGTGGCCTTTAAGGGAAGAAATGAAAATTATCCCCGGAGGTAGTGACTACATGAGGAAATATCTATGACAGCACAAATTTCAGCATACGGGCGGCTGGTGGCAGATCCCCAGACCCGTACCACAGCAAACGGTACAAGCATGGCAATGGGACGGTTAGCGGTGGCACTGCCCTGCCATGCAGCAGAGGGCGGAGAGGTTACTTTCTGGCTGGGCGTGGTGGCATTCGGCAAACAGGCCGACGCACTGGCAGGACACGTTAAAGGCGATTTAGTCAGTGTTGCCGGAGCGATGCAGATCAATCAGTGGACGGGCAAGGATGGCGGTACACAGCAAGGTTATCAGGTAGTAGCCGACAGCGTGATCAGCGCCAGAACGGTACGCCCCGGCGGGAAGCGGGCCGAATCAGTCAAAGCAAGCGGAGCCAGCAGGGGCCACACAACACAATCCGCGCCGGGATGGGAGTTATATAATACCCCTGATGATTTTGACCAACGCCCACCATTCGACGATGAAACGCCATTCTG